CGCTCAAATGGGGCGGCAAAAATATAGAAAACTTTAACACAGATATGATAAAAATAAAATTTTAATTAACCAAATCAAAAAAACCACTAAAAACTAAAAAAATGGAAAATTTCTTAAACTTCTTAAAATCACAAAATTACCAATACAAAAAACCTTCTGTATTATTCGGTACACAAAACAATAAGACAGTAAAAGGCGAGACAAAAGGATATAAAACTTTTATTATTTATATGAGTCCGGAAAAACAAAATACCTTAGGTAAAAATTTATGCCCAAAGGCAAGCGAAGGCTGCAAACAAGCCTGTTTATTCACTGCAGGTATGGGCGCCTTTTCAAATGTTAAAATAGGGCGTATCAATAAGACAGAGTATTTTCTTAGAGATCGCGAAGGCTTTCTACAGCAAGCGGCAAAAGAAATTAAAAAAGCAGTTAAAAAACACGGCGCGGAAAATATCGCTATTCGATTGAACGGTACAACAGATATACCTTTTGAAAATATACCTTTTGAGTTTGAAGGCGAAGTATATTTAAATATAATGGAAATATTTCCACAGGTCCAATTTTACGACTATACAAAAGTATTTAACAGGTTTACAAAAAAATTGCCTGCAAATTACGATCTTACTTTTTCGAGGTCTGAGGATCCTATCAATCAAAAGGAAGCGGAGGCTTTGTTAATTTTAGGTAATAATGTAGCTGCAGTATTTAAAAATGAATTGCCAGCTTTTTACGGTGGCTATCAAATTATTGACGGTGACGAAACCGACTTAACTTTCTTGCATCCTAAGGGCGTAATTTTAGGCCTTAAAGCAAAAGGTAAGGCAAAAAAAGATACTACAGGCTTCGTAATTAATAACTAAGATATGAAAACATACTATATTAACTTTCAAGGGCGCAAAAAAACGTCAACAGGAAGATACCAGAATATACAAAAGGCGATCGCGGCGGAAAATTTAGAACAGGCAAAAGAAAAAATAAAAATCAACTATACTATAGAGGTAATCAATAGCACTATAGAATTAAATAACTTTATACTAGCAACCATATGAAAACAATTTTACAAAAGATTAGCGCCCGCACTGGCTGTATGCCGATCGCAATTGAAAGATATATTTACTATAAGGGTATAAAGCCTAAAAAGTTACTCGATCAATTAGAGGCCGCCGATATGCCGGAAATATTTGAATTTATAGAACAGGTGATAATATACCAACCAACCGAAAACAAATTTAAAAACATAAACAAAGATATAAACGTATGGAAGCACAAATATTTATAAGCAAAGAAAAAATACAGGAGGCAATTAACCTAATACAGTTAAAACAAAATCTATACGAAGAGTATCTAAAAAATGCTATAGAAGACGACGCCAGCTTATTTGAAGTATGCAAACATAAGGGATCTATTAGAGCGCTGCATCAGTCCTTACAGATATTAAATAATTTATTAAGATAGTTTTTTTTAGTGGTTTGGAAGTCCGGTCTTAATTGATCGGGCTTTTTTTTTGTCTTTTTTTTATACCTTTGTATAAAATTAATGTTATGAAGTGGACAGAAGAAACTATAAAACCCGTATTTGAAACTATTTTAGAGGGTATCCGCAAAGGTGATGCCGTTAGAAAGGTGCTAAGTTTGCCGGATATGCCGTCAACTAAGACTTTTTATAAGTGGCTTGAAAATGAAGACAGAGGAAAACAATACGCTCGTGCGTGTGAGTACAGGGCGGATGCTATCTTCGAGGAAATTTTGAATATTTGCGACGATAAGACAGAAGACTATATTAGTACGAAGTCCGGCGCAGTGGGTAATAATGCAGCCGTACAAAGAGCGCGCCTGCAAGTCGATACCCGCAAGTGGATAGTATCCAAGCTTAATCCTAAGAAATACTCAGATAAGATACAGAACGAGGTTAGCGGAGATATGGCGATTAATTGGATCGAAACTAAGACGAATGATATTAACAAATAAACAAACACAAGCACTTAACTATCTAGAGGACCAACAAACAAACGAGATAATATTCGGCGGTGGCGCCGGTGGTGGAAAATCCGCGTTGGGGGTATATTGGATCATAAAGAATTGCCTACGATATAAAGGCAGCCGGTGGCTTATTGGTCGCGCAGTATTAAAGACTCTAAAGGATACCACCTTGAACTCCTTTTATGATATTTGTAAACTGCAAGGCTTAAAGTCAGGTGTCCACTATAAATTTAACGCACAAAGTAATATAATAACCTTTTCTAACGGGTCAACAATACTTTTAAAGGATCTTTATACATACCCTTCAGATGTTCACCACGACGAATTGGGAAGCTTAGAGTTAAGCGGGGCATTTGTAGATGAAATTAACCAGATCACAGAAAAGGCTTATAATATTGTAAAGTCCCGAATAAGGTATAAACTTAATGATTTTGATATAATACCAAAAATATTAGGCACTTGTAACCCTTCAAAAGGCTTTGTTTATAATAACTTTTACAAGCCAGCTAAAGAGGGTAAATTACCTAATAACAAAGCTTTTATCCAAGCGCTTGCAACAGATAACAGTAATATAAGTTTGCACTATATCGAAAGCCTTAAAACACTGGATAACTTTAGTAAAGAAAGGTTATTGTATGGGAATTGGGAATATGACGATAGCAAGAACAATCTAATAGATTATAATAAAATAGTAGAAATATATTCAAATGAATTACCAGAGGGCAAGCAATATATTAGCGCGGATATAGCAAGATATGGCAAAGATAAGACTATTGTAATGCTTTGGTCCGGTCTGACAGTTACTGAGATCCATAAGCTAGCAAAGAAGTCAACAACAGAAGTTGCGGACTTCATAAAGTCGCTAGCTGCTGCTAAGGGTATCCATCACAACAATATAATAATCGACGAAGATGGAATTGGCGGAGGCACGGTCGACCAGATACGGGGTTGTCGCGGATTTCTTAACGGAAGCAAAGCTATTAAAGGAAACTATATTAATCTAAAGAGTGAATGCTATTATAGATTAGCTGAGTTAATCAATAAGAATGAAATAGCAGTCAGAACAGAAGATGTTGATATAAGAAAGCAATTAACTGAGGAATTGGAATGGGTACACAGGCATAACGCGGATAAGGACGGCAAACTTGCAATACTTCCAAAGGAGAAAGTAAAAGAGAAATTAGGACGATCACCGGATATAAGTGATGCATTAATGATGCGAATCTATTTTGAGTTGAAGCCTTTTGATTTTGTAGTGGAATAATAGTAAATTTGTAAAAATATAAGTATATGAATCTAATCCAAAGAATTAAGGCAGTTATTATGCCTACTCAATCCGATCCTGGAAATAAATACAATCAATCATTATTTTCTTATTTTAACGGCATATTCTTTAATATTCCTAATAATCCGCGCGCTTATGTAGCAAATGGCTATCAAGGAAATCCGGATGTATATTCTATTATAAATATGATCGCTAAGAAGGCAGCAAGTGTTCCTTTTTATGTTTATGTAGTAAGTAATAAAAAGAGTTTTAATAGAACAAAGAATAACAAATTTAACCTATTAAAAAAAGGATTAGACGAAGTTGAGGGAACAGAATTAAATAGATTAATCGCAAGACCGAATGAGATGCAATCTCAACAGGAGTTTATCGAAGCTATGGTTTCATTTCTTGAAATTACCGGTAATGCTTATGCTTATAAGTTTATGCCTGAAGTAGGTAGAAACAAAGGAGTACCTACTAAATTATATCCTTTACCATCACAATTTACTCAAATTATAGGTAGTGGCACATTTGAGCCAATTAGTGGCTATAAATTACAAATAGGAAACCAAGAAATAACTTTTAACAGGGACGAAGTTAATCATATTAAATTCTTTAATCCTGATTATAATGTGAGTGGTAATCAACTTTATGGAATGAGTCCGCTTATGGCTGCTTGGGAAACTGTTTCAAGTTCAAACGAAGGCACAAGGGCAAAAGCTAAGGCATTTATTAACGGTGGTGCAGCAGGTCTACTTTTCTCAGGAGATAAGGACGCTATGCTTGACGGCGAACAGATTAGTAAGATTAACCAACAAATTGACACTAAATTAACAGGAGCAGACAATTACAAGAGAATAGTAGCTACTAACGGAATTATTGACTATAAGCAAATTGGAATGAGTCCGGCGGATTTAGAAATAATTAAATCAATTGGAGCGGATAGGGACACTTTATGTAGAGTGTTTGGAGTAGATCCTATTTTATTTGCTACTGACTCTTCTTCGTACAATAATAAGGAATTAGCCTACAAAGGATTAGTAACTAACACAGTTATTCCTATTCTAAACTTAGTTAGGGCTATGTTTAACGAAGTTGCACTATATTACTCACTTAGAGATGGAGTAGAGTATTATATTGATTACGACGCACAAGCATTCCCTGAAATGCAAAAGGATATGGAAAAAATAGTTACCCAAATGAAAGAAAGTTGGTGGATTACTCCTAACGAGAAAAGGGACGCTATGAACTACGATAGATTAAACGAGGCGGATATGGATAGAATATTAGTCCCTACTAATTTAACTTATATGGACGAAATAGGAATGACTCCAGGAGTATGACAGAACAAGAAAAAAACGAAGAACTAAGAGCGTATATTGAATTATGGGGATATAGAAAATTTAGAAAGGCTTTGGATCAAAGTATTCAACCTTTATTAAATTCTTTAAAGGAAAGTAATTCAATTGGCTTTACTTATGCTTTACAGGCTTTACTTTATAATGCTCAACCCGTAGACGAATCTATAAGGGAGTTTTATGAGTTCGCTTGGTATAAACAAAGTGATTCTTTTGTCAATTGGGCAAATACTACTTATGATGCCGGCTTAGAGAAGAATGATCCTTATATGAATAGAATGCTAAGTTCTTATTATAGCACAATAGGCATTCAACACAGTCAAATAATCAACGATACTTCAAGAAGAAGAATAAACGAAGCATTTCAAGCTGCTTTTGCTAATAACGAAAGCGTAACTGATTTTGAAAAAAGATTAGTTCAAGAAGTTCAAATGAACAAGTCAAGAGCAAGAATAATTTCAAGAACTGAAAGCGTAATGCTTTTAAATAAAGTTATGATTGAAAATGCTCAATTATTACCTTTTGAAGTTAATAAGATTTGGATTCACGATCACCCTAATGTACCAAGAAATTGGCACTTAGCTTTGAATAATACAAAGAAACCTTTATTAGTTCCTTTTGATGTTTTAGGGATTCCGATGCAATATCCTGGAGATCCAATTGGCGGACCTGAGAATAATATAGGATGCAAATGTAGTATGTTAATTGTACCGAGAAAAGATGAAGACGGTAATTTAATTTATTCATAATTGCTAAAAAAGTTAGTATCTTTGTATATCATAGTTTGGTGTTTTGGTTTTAGGGTGGGTAGGTAACTACTCACTCTTTTTTAAACACTATAAAAATAATCGCTTATGAAAAATATAAGTTTCAAGAATTACGACGCAAGTATAAAAGACTTGGATGTAGCAACAGGAATAGTAACAGGTTACTTCTCTCAATTTAATTCTATTGATTTAGACGGAGATGTTATAATGCCAGGTGCATTTACAAAGACTATCGCTGAAAGAGGACCAGATTCATCAAAGCCTGAAATTGCTTATTTATGGCAACACGATACTTACAAGCCTTTAGGAAAGCTAATGGTTTTAAGAGAAGACAACTTTGGTTTGTACTTTGAAGCTAAAATGAGCGATACAACTTACGGACAGGATGCTTTGAAACTTTATAGAGATGGTGTAATAACCCAACATTCTATTGGTTATCAAGTAATAAAGTCGGTAGAAACCACTATGGAAATGGAAGAAGAAGTTGAGCAAATCTACGAGGTAAAACTTTGGGAAGGTTCAGCAGTAACTTTTGGAGCAAATCCTAATACACCTTTTACTGGCTTCAAGTCTGTAAAAGAAAGAGAAGACCGAATTAAAACTTTAGTTAAGGCTATTAAAAATGGTACTTATACTGATGAAACATTTGGTCTTATTGAATTTGAATTATTAAAACTTATTTCACTTGTTAAATCTGATGAGCCAACTGTGGTTACTCCTGTGGACAACGAGCCGAAAGAGGACAATAAGATACAAGAAATAAAACAATTTAGAAATCTCTTAAACCTTTAAAAATGGAAGAAATTAAAAATCTAGCAAATGACATCAACGCAAAGTTTGATGCTAACGCTAACGCTTTATTAAGCGTAAAAAATGAAGTGTCTACGATGGTAGAAAAAAGTATTGATTCAGTTAAAGCTGAAATCAAAGCAGTAAAAGATGAAATGGATAGACAAGCAGAAGAAGTATCTCGTAAGAGTGCAGCTAAGACTTTGGCTACTAAATCTATCGGTGAGCAAATCGCTGAAAACTTAGATTCAAATATGTCTATCGCTGAAAAAGAATTAAAATCAGCAGGTGGTTCATTCACTATGAACTTAAAAGCGGT